TGGTGGTGCGTTAAACATTGACCTAGACACTGAGACTATGACGTTTACTGGCGGCACTGGTATTGATACGTCTGGCTCAGGTAATGCTGTTACCTTTGCTATTGACTCTACCGTTGCAACGCTAACAGGGACTCAGACACTTACCAATAAGACTCTCACGTCTCCTGACGTAAACACTCCAGACATCGACGGCGGTACTATCGACGGTACTGTCATTGGTGGCACTACTCCTGCCGCTGTCTCTGCTACTACTGTTTCTGCTACAGGCAACATTACTGTAAACGGTACTGTAGACGGACGTGACGTTGCTACTGATGGCTCTAAGCTAGACGGTATTGAAGCTGGTGCTACTGCTGACCAAACAGCCGCAGAGATTCGTACACTGGTTGAAGCCGCTACAGACTCTAACGTCTTTACTGATGCAGATCACAGTAAGCTTGATGGGATAGAAGCAGGTGCTACAGGTGACCAAACCAATGCTGAGATCAGAGCCGCAGTAGAAGCCGCTACAGACTCCAATGTATTTACCGATGCTGACCACAGCAAACTTGACGGTATCGAAGCTTTAGCAGACGTAACGGACACAACTAATGTTACTGCTGCTGGCGCATTGATGGACTCAGAGTTGACTAACATTACTGCTGTCAAGGCTTTGAACCAAGGTGTTGCTACTACTGACACTCCAACCTTTGCAGGTCTTGCGACTTCTGCCAATGTGACCTTTGGCGACAACGACAAGGCTATCTTTGGTGCTAGCTCTGATCTACAGATTTATCATGATTCGAACAATAGTTATATCAAGGATGCTGGAACAGGCTATTTAATTCTTGGCGGTCAAGACACTGGAGTTGCCGTACAAAACGGTTCAGGGCAAAACTTAATTTTAACTGGTGCAAATGCTGTTACTTTGTCGTATGGAAGCGCCTCTAAGCTAGCCACAACCTCCACAGGCATTGACGTCACTGGTTCAGTAGTTGCTGACAGTTATGATATCGGTGCTTTAGGTACTTTAGGTAGCGTAGCGACAGATAGGTTGTTTATTGCTACTGCTGACGGTCTTGGACTGCAGTTTGATTTTGATAACAGTAGAATCGTACCAGTAGGCGCAGATGGCTCAACATACAATAACAACGTTAGTTTAGGCGCATCTGGCTTAGAATTTAAAAACCTATTTTTGTCTGGCACAGTGACCGCTGGTGGTTTGACTGTTGATGGTGCAAGCGGAGAGTTGTTTTTTTCTGCAACTGGCTCAGGCTCATACGGACAACCAGCGGCGTTTTCAACTGCATCTAACGGCGACAAGCTAAAACTTTACGATGACGACTCTTCATACGAAGGAACCATAGGCGTAGGTAACGCGTCTAATATGTGGTTTAAGTCATACAATAGCACCGGAAGTGCAGGAAAAATTGAGTTTTATACTGGAAGCAATAAAGCCGCTGTTATAGAGGCAAACAACGACATCAGCTTCTACGAAGACACGGGTACGACTCCGAAGTTCTTCTGGGATAGTTCTGCGGAGTCGTTGGGTATTGGTACGAGCAGTCCATCTAGTTTCAATCAGGTAGGCGCTGACACGTTAGTTGTAGGCTCTGGTTCAGGCGAGCAGGGAATCACTATTTACAGCGGCACAGCCAACAATGGTGTACTTGCGTTTGCTGACGGCACTACTACTACACAGCAATATCAAGGTTACATTGGGTATAACCATTCAAGTAACTTTATGCGCTTCTTTACTAGCGCCACAGAAGCCATGCGTATCGATGCTTCTGGGAATGTTGGTATCGGCACTAGCAGTCCACTTTACCGTTTACATACTCAAATGCCTTCAGATGGGTCAGCAGGAGCCGCTTTTAGGTATATTGGTGGAACTAATAACCCTGGTCTATTTTTATCTGTTAATGAAAGCACAAGAGATGTTGTACTTAATGCAAGCGGGTCAACATCAGCCAATCTTGTTTTTAGCACTACTGATGAACGCATGCGTATCGACTCTAGTGGGAATGTTGGTATCGGCACTAGCAATCCCGACACACGTCTTCAAGTACAAACAACCCATACCTCTACAGACGTAACTGCCGCTAATTCAAACAGTACGTTAAATCTTGGAAATGCTGGTTCAGGGAATAGTGTTTATAACGCGATTAAGTTCTCTGGCAATCAGCAAGATATGTACATCATGTCGTTTAACAACACCGCTCAAGCAAATAGAAGGATGGGTTTCTTTTTAGGTTCTGTAGCTGGCGATGCAACTACTGATGAAAGGCTGTCTATTACGGGAAGCGGTAACGTTGGTATTGGTACTAGCAGTCCAAATGACAAGGTAGATATATCAGGCTCTACTGGAGACGGTTACAGGCTTACAGACGGAACACATACAGGCGTTTATCGTTCTATTAGTGGCGGCACAATCCTTAAAACAACGTCTAATCATGCTTTGCTGTTCGGTACTAACGATACAGAACGCATGCGTATCGACTCTAGTGGCAACTTGCTGGTTGGTACTACTGACACAGACACACAGAATAACAATGCAGGCTCTACGGCAGATAACGGTTTTGTTTACAACAGAGGCTCAGGCGGTTATTTAAATGTAGCTAGATATGGCGGAACGGTTGCTTATTTTAATAGAACAAGCACAGACGGAGCCATTGTAGACTTCCGCAAAGACGGCTCCACAGTCGGTAGTATTAGTGTTGGTACAAGTGATTTATTAATAGGAAAAGCTGACACACAAGATTGTTTCCTGCGTTTTGGAACTGGCGGGTCAGCCATTACTCTTTGTGATAGTGATGGCTTAAATTCCAACGACGGTCTAGTTGATTTAGGTCAAAGTAATTACCGCTTCAAAGACCTCTACCTGTCAGGCGGTATTCATGCAAACAACGCATTTCAAAGATGGAAAGTTGTTGATAACAACGGTGGGTCTGGGATTTTTTCAACTATAACAAATGGTGAGCCACAAACTGGTTTTCTTTATGCTTATGAGACAGGCACAACAAAATATATAATTGCGGCTCTATTTAAACAAGATGAAAGCTCAGTTGTTATAACTACGCAAATTGCAAATAACGGGTTAACTGTAAACGCAACAAATTCTGGCGGGACAATAGCATTAGCAGGCGCTACAACCACTTCAAATGTTCGTATGCAAGCAGTAACTATAAAGAGGTCTTAATAATGGCTATAGAATTATTTCCAATGGAAAGTGTTAATGAATTAGCTCGCACTAATCGTCAATCAGAGTATCAAAAAATAACTGACCCTATGTTTATGCAGGTACAAAGAGGCGAACTTACAATGGAAGAATGGCAAGCGGCTATCAATAACATAAAAACAAAATTTCCTTATGTTACAGAAGATTTAGAGCTTGATATTCCAGATGCACCAACTCAAGAATTTATAGTTGAAGCGTCAGAACCGTAAATTATTTAAATTAGGAGAAAACTAATGGCTACATGGACTATAGCTAACCTTGAGCGTAACGTGGCAGACGGCGGTGTAACCGTTGCACACTGGCGTGTTACTGAAGAAGAAACTGTTGGTGAAGACACATTCACTGCTTCTGCATACGGCACTGTAGGCTTCACACCCGATGCTTCTGCTGACGGCTTTGTTGCTTACGACAGCCTGACAGAAGAAGTTGTCATGGGCTGGGTTTGGGAATCAGTAAACCAAGAAGAGACTGAGGCGGCGCTAACAGCTAACATCGCAGGACAAAAGAACCCTGTGTCTGCTGATGGTATGCCTTGGTAATCGCTATGTGGACTTATAGCTGCAAAGCAGGGGCATATACAGAAAGCACTTTAGTTAGACTCGTGTGGCTTATTTTTACACATAGGCTTCATCACTTGTTTGCTGAAGGACGTTTTGTAGATTAATGTTGACAAAGCGAAGCAGTAATGCCTGAGATTGATGACGACACCAAGGTATCTATACCGCTAAGGAACTTAGTTGCTCTTGGTGCTGGCATCGTTATGGCTACTACTGCTTACGTAACTCTTGACACTCGTATTACTACGGTTGAACACAGCCAAGAAATACAAAACATGAACATACAGGAAAACTCTGCGTTTGTTCGTGAATGGCCTTTAGGCTTACGTGGTGCGTTACCGGACGACCTAATACAGAACGCTAAGATTATGGCTCTGGAAGAACGCAACGTAGAGATACACGAGTTACGCAGGCAGCTTAACAAGATAGAAGTAGAAATTGGTAAATTAGAAGCTCAGGTAACTGTTGAGCAGAATAATAAGGAATAGTCATGTCAGACCTAGAGCAAGCGATATCGCGTTTAGAGTCACACGAGCGTGAGTGCAGTATCCGTTATCAAATGATCCAGATGCAACTGGACGCACATAACCAACGCTTTGACAAACTAGAGAAGATGATGACAGGTGGCTTTGCGTCTATTGCTGTTATCGTTACTGTGGCTATTGCTATCTTGGAGTTTGCTAGATGATTGAGTCGCTCATAGGGCCTGTTACAGGGCTTCTAGACAAGTTTGTAGAGGACAAGGACCAGAAGGCTAAGCTGGCCCATGAAGTCGCTACAATGGCTCAGAGACACGCTCAGGAGCTTGCTAAGGCACAGCTAGAGGTTAACAAAGTAGAAGCAGCACACAAGTCCTTGTTTGTCTCTGGTTGGAGACCTGCAGTAGGCTGGTGTTGTGTCTTGGGTATGATGGGTAACTTTATGGTTATACCGTTTACTAACTTTGTACTAGCTCTGTTGGCTGTTGAAGTCACTATACCACTCATTGACCTAGAGACTATGATGCCTGTACTAATGGGTATGCTTGGTCTTGGCGCTATGCGCTCTTATGAAAAAACCAAGGGCGTATCAAGGGAAAAGTAAATGGCGTATTATGTAGGTACACAACAGTTTCCTAGTATCTATGATGCCGTTAGGTACTTAGCAGCTAATCCTCAACTAGGAGCTACTATTACGTCTCAGCCTGTACAAAGCAAGCCTGCACCTCCGACAAAATCAGGGATGCTTACTGGTACAACCAGTGACCCAACAAAGAGACAACCTGGTGAAACTGGACCGTTTGATCCAAGTGGCGGACCTGTAGGCGGAGCAACAGAAGAAACAGGGACTGACACTCCTGCTCCTGCACCAGCACCTGTACCAGAACCAGAACCTGAGCCTGAGCCTGAAGGTGTAACTACCTTTACATTCTTTAGAGGTGTCGAAACAGGTGATGCTAACCCCAATGCACTGTATGCAAGAGGTGACGCTACTCAAGTAACTGAAGCTGAACTACGTGAGTACTTCAATGACGAAGGCTCTAGAATGCTTCAGCAAGCCTTCGGTGACTTTGATAACTATCTTGCTTACATGACTGAGCGAGAAGAGTTGATTCAAGCTGGTGACTACGATGTAGGTAACTGGGACGAATACACTGGTTCACTAACTGAAGATGAGTTAATGATTCTTGAAGGCGAGGATCTTACTCAGTACACAGATGATGACCAAGACGTTTATACGGAAGCCTATGGTCAGCGAATGCAAGAGCAGTCTTCTGCTTATGATCGTTGGGTTAACTCTGAAGAAAACCAAGCGTTACTAGCTAAGTACGGTGTAGGTTCTACAATCTACAATAGTGACGGCGACAAGTACGAATGGAACGGCTCTGCTTATGTAAAAACTTACAAAGTAGACGACCATATGAGTCCTGGTGATTACCTAAAGTTAGGTATTCAGATAGCTGCTGGTGCTGCTCTTGGTGGTGCAGGAGTCGGTTCTACTGTCTCTTCAGCACTGGGCTTAAGTGGTACAACAGCTGCTGCTGTTTCTGCTGCTGTTAATTCAGTTCTTTCACAAGCAACAACCAGTATTTTAAGAGGCGAAGGTGTAGACATAAGTCTCGAAAGCATTATTCAGTCTGCTATTACTGGAGGAATACTAGACACTGACGTTGCACAAGAAGCACTCCAAGCATTAGAAACAGGTAGTGAGTTTGCTGACGCTGTTATTCAAGCTGGTGTTATTAACGCAGCAACACAGCTAGTCACAAGTGGTGAACTTGATGCTGAGCAGCTTGCACAAGCTATGCTTCAGGCAGGTCTTTCGGACCAGTTTAGTGAGTACTTAGAAAGTCTAGAGGACATGGCAGGATCAACTGTTGACCAGCTTGAAGAGTTCTTTAGAGGTTGGGTTCCTGACGTAAGTGTTATTGAAGACTTTTTGTCACAAATAGAAACTGGCTTGAATGCTGACATTTCTGACTTCCGTGAACAGTTTGAAACTATTGTGGAAGGCGTTGGAGATGTTGTAGAAGAAATAGACGAAGACGAACTAGAGTACAGAATAGGTGAAGGTTACGTTGATCCTGGTTCGTACGATTACTACACCGACGTAGACGGCAATAGAATTTTAAGCCAAGACGTTGATGTAACTTATGATCCAAACGACGGTACTTATAAAGACGCTGACGGTAACGTATATGAATTAGGCGGAACTGCAGTAGTAAATAATGACGGCACTATTGATTATTACGACGGTTACATTGAAGACGGTGCTTCTATTATTGCAACAGGAGAAGTTCAGTTAGGTCAGGACGGTATTTATGATTCTGACGGTAATCTTGCTTATTATCAAGACGAAGGTCAGTGGTACGACGCTGAAGGTAATATTGTAGATGACCCTGCTCTTGTAGACCAACTAGTAGGTTTAACTGAAGGCCAGGTTCCTTATGATCCTAGACAGCCTTCAGATACTGATTTTCAAACTGCTATTGATAATGCAGTAGAACAACAAGACATTGGTTCCATTGTCGATCACATGACAAGTATTGGAACAGGAGTAGACGCTAACGGATTCTTTAGTCTTTCTGATTCAGACCAAGAAGTATTGATGGGTTTGTTTGGTGTATCAACTCAAGAAGAGTTAATTGAAGCGTTAGCTCAATCAGGATACACAATACATACTGACGGCACTCAGGTATTAATAGATTTTAACTACGACAGAAGTGAAGAGTACGGTCAAATTAATGACGTAGACGAATCTGGCAACATTATTGGTGTACGAGACCCTAACGAACCAACAGAAATTTTTATAGACCCTGACTACGATCCTCCTGAAGAAGCGCCTGAGCCAGAACCAGAGCCTGAAACAGGTGGCGGAGGTGGTGGTGGTGCCTCTACTACTGCTCCTCCTGACGATGACGACCCACTAGCTGACACTGTTCCTACTGCTGACGACACAGCTGAAGAAATACAGAAGGAACAAGCAAGGGCTGCTGCAGAGGAAGCACAAAAAGAGCAAACAGCAGAAAGACAACAGAAAGAAACTCAAGCAGCAGAGCAACAACAGAAGGACGCAGACGCTGCAGCCGAACGTGCTGCTAAGGACGCTGCTGCTGAAGCTGCTAAGGACGCCGCTGAGCGTTCCGACAAGGAAACTGCCGAAGAAGCTGAGAAGGAAGCTGCCGCAGAAACACAACAGAAAGAGCAACAGGCTGCAGAGGAAGCACAGAAGGAAGCTACTGCTGAGACTGAGCAGAAGGAAGCTGAAGCTGCTGAACGCGCTGACAAGGAAGCTCAAGCAGAGACTCAACAAAAAGAAGCTGAGGCTGCTGAGAGAGCGGACAAGGAAGCTCAGGCAGAGACTCAGGAGAAAGAACAACAAGCTGCTGAGGAAGCTAAAAAAGAAGCTCAGGCTGAGACTGAAGAAAAAGAAGCAAGAGAAGCAGAAAAAGTTGAGAAAGAGCGTCAAGCTGAAACTGAAGCAAAAGAAGCTGAGGAAACTGAGAAGGACGCCGAAGAAACTGAAAAGGAACGTCAGGCTGAACAGGAAGCTAAGGACGAAGCTGCTGAACAAGTAGAAAAAGAAGCTCAGGCAGAGACTGAAGAAAAGGAACAACAGGCAGCAGAGCAGGCACAGAAGGACGCTGAGGCTGAGACTCAAGAGAAAGAAGAGCAGGCAGCAGAAGAAGCTCAAAAGGAAGCTCAGGCAGAAACCGAAGAAAAAGAAAGGCAGGCCGCTGAAGAAGCTCAAAAAGATGCTGAAGCTGAGACTGAGGAAAAGGAAGCTCAGGCTGCAGAGCAAGCTCAAAAGGACGCTGAGGCTGAAACTCAGGAAAAGGACGTAGCTGAACAACAGCAAAAAGAAGCAGAAAACCAAGAGAAAGAAACTCAAGCTGAGCAACAAGAGAAAGAAGCTGAGAATCAAGAAAAGGAAGAAGCTGCTGCAGAACAAGCTAACAAAGAAGCCGAAAACCAAACTAAAGAAGAACAAGCAGCTGAGCAAGCTACTAAAGAGGCAGAGACTCAGGAAAAGGAAGAGATAGCAGCTGAGGAAGCTCAGAAGGACGCTGAGCAGACGCAAAAGGAAGCCCAAGCTGAAACTCAGGAAAAAGAAGAGGTAGCTGCTGAGGAAGCTAGAAAGGAAGCTGACGCAGAAACTGAGTCTAAAGATGCAGAAACTGCAGAAAAAGACGCTCAGGCTGAAACCGAAGAAAAGGAAGAAGCTGCTGCAGAAAGAGCAGAGAAGGACGCTCAAGCTGAAACTGAGCAAAAGGAAGAGGCAGAAGAAGCTAGAAAAGAAGAAGCTGAAGAAATAGCCAAGGAAGCTGCCGAAGAACTGCAAAAGGAAGAAGCTGAGCAGGCTGAAAAAGATCAACAAGCTGAACAAGACGCTAAGGATCAACAGGCTGCTGAAGAGGCTGACAAGGAAGCCGAAGAACAAGCTAAGGAAGCTCAGGCAGAAACTGAAGATAAGGAAGCTCAGGCAGAAACTGAAGATAAGGAAGCTCAAGCAGAAGCTGAAGATAAAGAAGCTGAAAACCAAGAGAAAGAAGAAGTAGCTGCCGAAGAAGCTGACAAGGACGCTGAAGAGCAACAAAAAGACGCTGAGGAAGCCGCTAAGGACGCTGAAGAGGACGAAAAGGAACAGCAGGCTGCTGAAGAGGCTGGCAAGGAAGCTGAGCAAACTCAGAAGGACGCTGCTGCTGAAACTGTAGAAAAAGAAGAAGTAGCTGCAGAAGAAGCACAGAAAGACGCCGAAGCTGAAACAGCAGAAAAGGAAGCTGAGGACGAAGCTAAAGACGCTGAGGAAGCTGAAAAGGAAGCTGCTGCTGAGACTCAAGAAAAGGAAGAAGCTGCAGCAGAAAGAGCAGAAAAAGAAGCTGCTGCTGAGACTCAGGAAAAGGAAGAAGCAGAACAGGCTAATAAAGAAGCTGCTGAGGAAGCACGTAAGGAAGAAGCAGAGCAGACTCGTAAAGAGGAGGTAGCAGCAGAAGAAGCCGCTAAGGAACAAGCAGCCGAAGAGCAAGCTAAGGAACAGGCTGCTGCTGAAGAAGCCGCTAAGGAACAACAAGCGGCTGAGGAAGCTACCAAAGACGAGAATGCTCAGAAGGACGCAGCTGCTGAAACAGAAGCCAAGGATGCTGAACAAGCGCAGAAAGACGCTGCTGACGAACAGCTAGAGAAGGATCTTGAGTCGTCTGAGCAGGAACGTAAAGACACTGAAACACGTGGTAAGGACACTACAGGAACTGGAGACGGTACAGGAGATGGTACTGGTGCTGGAACTGGTGTAGGAGACGGTACTGGAACTGGCGGTGGTTCAGGTGCTGGAACAGGGACTGGAACTGGTGACGGCTTCGGACCTGGTGTTGGTGGTACAGGAATGATGACAGCAGCGGCACCTCAAAGAACTGACTTCACTCCTTTCATGTCAGGCATTACTTACGAGTTGCCTACTTTGGAAGAAATAGGTCAAGCACCTCAAGTTGACTACGTGGCGTCTTTAGAAGAGACATTAGGTCCAATAGGAATAACAAGCAGTTTGTTTAAGGAATATATCGGATGACATACTTAAACCTTATGAACAACGTGTTACGTAGACTGCGTGAGGAAGAAACCACGTCGGTTACTAGCACTACTTATAACAAGATGGTTGGTGACTTTATTAACGACGCTAAAAAGTTAGTAGAGGAGTCTAACGACTGGTCAGCCTTGAGAAGCACTATTACTGTTTCTACTACGGCTGATGACAATACGTATTCCTTGACGGACTGTGGTGACAACGTAAAAGTTATGTGTGTGGTTAACGACACTAGTAACGTCTTTATGGAGTACCAAAGTAAGGACTGGTTTAACGAGCAACTGTATATTAATAACACTGCTACAGGCGCACCTATGTACTACACGTACAACGGCCTTGACGCCAGCGGTGACACGCAAGTACTCGTAGGTCCAACACCAGACGGTGTGTACAGCTTGCGGTTTGACGTGATTAAACGACAGGCTGACTTAAGTGCTAACACGGACTCACTGCTAGTACCTTCACAACCTGTGGTACACCTAGCTGTGGCTCTGTTGGCTCGTGAACGTGGAGAAACAGGAGGAACTTCTACTGCTGAGTACTTTGGTATTGCTGATAGGTACTTGTCTGACGCTATCGCAATAGACGCAGCTAAGCATCCAGAAGAGATGTACTTTAGGACTATCTGATATGGCTCAAGAACTAAAGAGTATCAATCTTGTAGCACCAGCGTTCAAAGGTATCAACACCGAAGATTCGCCGTTGGCACAAGATCCGTCGTTTGCTGAAATAGCAGACAACGCTGTGATTGACAAACGTGGTCGTATTGCGGCACGTAAGGGTCATAGTGTTATTACAACTGACAAGACAGCGTTAGGCTCTGGTTCTATTAGAGCTATAAAGGAGTTTGAAAGAAGTAGTGGTAGCAACGTAGTTCTGTCTGTAGGCAACAACAAGATATTCACAGGTACTACTACGCTTACTGACGCTACACCTGGTAGCTACACGATCACAGCGGACAACTGGAAGATTGTTAATTTTAATGACAAGGCGTACTTGTTTCAGGCTTCTCATGCACCTTTGGTGTACGACGGTACGTCTGTAGTACGTCTAGACTCAGTCTCTGGTGCTGCTGGTATTGTACAAGGTAACGAAGTTTGTGCTGCTTACGGTCGTCTTTGGGTAACAGGTCTTAGCACTAGTCCTTCTACTGTTTACTGGTCTGACTTGTTGATAGGCCATGACTACTCAGGCGGTACTAGTGGGTCCATTGACATATCCAAAGTGTGGCCTGACGGGTACGACGAGATTGTTGCTTTGGCTGCACACAACGGCTTCCTTATTATTTTTGGCAAGCGCAGCATTGTGGTGTACCAAGGAGCAGAAGCACCAGCTACGATGACATTGGTAGACACTGTAGCAGGCGTTGGTTGCGTAGACAGAGACACTGTGCAGTACACTGGTACTGACGTACTATTCCTGTCACACACTGGTTTGAAGAGCTTTGGACGTACAATACAACAGAAGTCCATGCCTGTTAGTAGTCTGTCAGGAAACATTACTAAGGACATCATTAATGCCCTGCAGACAGAAAGCACGTTCTTTAGGTCCGCTTATAGCCCTGAAGAAGGTTTTTACTTATTAACTTTTGTAGGTCAGGACAACACCTACTGTTTCGACGTTAGAGGCACAACAGAGAACGGTTCCTACCGTGTCACTCGTTGGCCTTCTACAGGCTTCACAGCCTACACACGTTTGGACAACGGTGACTTTTACATAGGCACGTCAGAAGGCATTAGTGAGTACACTGGTTATCAGGACAACGGTTTAGGCTACCGCTTTAAGTACTACAGCCCAAGTTTGACATTTGGTGACAGTTCCAGAGTCAAAATCTTGAAGAAGCTAAAG